CCAACCTGGTAAAAAGAATGTCGATAGCTCGGCGGTCGGACTCTGCTGACTCGTCAACTACGCAGCCCGTAAGCTCGAAGCCCCCGAAGCGGTCATAATTTGGATCACTTGGGGCATAGGCTGTATCGATTAGGTAGATAATAGAGGCCTCATTTCCTTCTATGCCTTCGGCCTTGTTGGCTTCAACGGCGTTGTGGAACTTGATAAAGTTAAGCGATTGGTTATAAGTGAAATGTTCGTCTATTTTGTGGCCTGTCTCTTTCAGAACCCGAAAGAGGGTAACGAGTGAAGTCTTTTTGAGCGTGACAAGTTCTCGACGGGCGAAGCCCCAAGCCGTGCCGGGATAGGTTCGGCACATGTACACCAGAAAGTAGCAGGCTAGATAGGTCTTGCCACTAAAAGCACCGCCGCCGTAGCCGATGTACAACGTGATTTTATCCATTAAAAGCCTCCAGGCTATTGTCTGCTTTTTGGATAACTTAAAGCTCGCCATTGTCCATCACTATGTTAAACACAGGCGCAGCGATTGCCTCACCGCCTGAGGTAATGTCTTTTTTGATCGGGGCATAGTCGCCTTCCATCTTGTTGATTTCTGCCACTGCGTCGCGCCTATCCCTCCAAGCCGGATAGATCGTGCGCTCTTCGATGCTCGAGCCGCAGTCGCCGCCTTGTGCAACGACAATGTGTTTAATCATTGGTATCTCGCCTCTGGCTATTTGGCTCAGAATTTCCAAGCGTTCGTGTTTGGTCAAAATAGCCTTTTTAACGCGCTCTTGTGCCATTTGGATACGCACAGCGTTTTCGGCTTCTTTTACCCTCTCGTTTGCTTCCAGATACCTGCTCGAGGCTTCCTGCCAGTATCTTTCGAAAGTCCTTTCTGAAATACGCCATTTCTCCACATAAATAGCCTTGATCTCGGTAGCTGTAGCCCCGAAGTCCATTTCAGACAATATTTCGTTAACAATAAGCTCTTTGTTTGGCTTCATAAGGGCAAATATAGAAAATTATAAAAGAAAATCGTCGTCGTGGTTAATTATTTTTTGTTTGCATCGCGGGCAAGACTCTTCGTTTTCGTTTTTCTTTGCCTCTGCCGCTATAGCGTAAGCTTCGGCGGCCTCTAGTTCTGTTTTGAAGTAGCCTAGATTCTTTACGTAGCCTTTCAAACAAAGCCGGGCAAACCACAAATTTTTAGTACCGTGATAGCTAACACCTTTAAACTCTGACTTATACAGCCTCTTAGGGCTAATAACGTTGGGGGTTTCTATTATCTCTGGTCTTTTTACTGCTTTGCACATAGCTTATATTTTTTGTAAAAGTAGTGCTTTTTAGTAAACAAACAAGAAACAAAATGAGATTTTTTAGTAAAAAAGTATTGTTTATCATATTTATACTTGAAGGTCAAACACTTAGCATGATTATAAACAAAGAAACACATAAACAAAGAACTTTCAAACTCCTAGGGCGTGAAATCCCTTACGCGCGCGTATTACGCGTTATACACCCATTATTATATTATTTAATACTTATATATTATTAATATTATTGTTTATTGTGTTTATAATGCTGTTAGAGCCTTTATTTATTGGGCCTCCCACGTAAACAACCTTTGTTTATTCGTGTTTCCTTTGTTGCCCTCCAAAAAATAAAAAAGCACCTAACTAAATGTTGGTGCTTTATTGTTTATTTTGTTTATAATTTAGTGAGCCTTTGCGGTTGCTGGGCTTAAGGCGTAAACAATCTTTGTTTATTTTAGCTTTGTTGTTTACGGGGTTTTGGTAAAATGCCGCTCGCGTCTATTTGTTCCTGCGTAAATAATAAATGCCCATTTTCTAAAACCGCGTAAGCTTTTAACTTACCTTCTTTAGTCAATCTGATCACGTGTACAGAGGTGTAGCCTAATTTTGCCGCAACTTGGCTTGTTGTAAGTAATTTTAATGCCGCCATTTTCTTAATTTATTAAAGTTCGTAATCAATCCCCGTAACTATTCGATATACGCCGCGGGTCAGCTCTATATCGTAATTCGCATCGTGTAGGCGTGACTCGTCCACAACTAGACCGACCTCAACGGCTACGGTCATTAACTTGAAGTCCTTCATTTTTACACGTCTCTCGATCAAGTACTGGCTTGTTAGTACCATGACGTCCAAGGCTCCTGCGTAGAACCACGAACCAAAATAAGCATCGCCGTTCTGGGTGAACCAGCCCCTTAGAAAGTCATCGTCAAAGTGGGCGTTATTATACCCGACCAAGTACATTTTATCCTTCTTGTCGTAAGGGTCGCAGTACTTGCGCAGCATAGCCTTGAAGCGTCTAAAGACAACCTCCATAGGCTCGTAGGCTTTTATCTGCTCTTCCGTTACCCCTCCAACTGCCAAGGCTTCGGGTACTATCTTAGCCTTCGGGTTAGGCGCCACGTTGTAGTTGAACGACTCGACTACAACACCGTCAATCTCGATGCAGCCAGCTATTTGGTGGATCCCGTTTTGTCTCTCGTCTACGCCCGTGGTCTCCACGTCGTAGAACATTTTCTTTATCTGGCTCACTTGCTTTTAAGTTCTCGGATTTGATAGGCCTGTTTGTGGTTGTGCCTAATAAGGTCTTCGACTTCCTTTAGAAGCTCCTCGTTTTCTTTACGCAAGAAAGCGTTGTCTCTCAATTCCCTGAACCACGCAAGCATCCAGAATAAATTTACCGCAGCCGCTAGGGCTAAACCTAAAGTAACCCACATTAGGCTGTGGCTACTATGTGGAAGGCTCTCGCCATTCGCACGTTATCAGTTAGGTAGATATTACCCATTGCTTTCATCCAAAGGTGGAAGCGTTCTACGTTTGATTGTTCTTTCATATCTTATTTATATAAAGTTGGTGTTAATAAACGTATTGCGACTATTGCGGCAACCACGATGATGGCGATTATTATTTCTGAGGTTTTCATATTATTGGGTTTTAGGCTTTTAGAGTGTCTTGTTTTCCGATGCACAAACGAATCGAAAAGCCGTTATCTTTTATCGGGCAATATAAATAATGGTTTTCATCGACGTTCACATACCCTTTAAAACCTTCTTGCTGTATGCCATACAGCTCCTTGATTTGTTTTTCGGTAACTTCGATGTTGGTTTTCATCGTAATGAATTGGCTAAACTCATCGAAGTTAGTTTCGTTTTTTCCGCAAGGGCTTAAGAATATCACGGTAGTATCGTCACTTTCGGTAGTGAAGAAAAAGCCGTATTCTTCGATGATTTTATTTTCTTCGGCGATTTTATTTCTGAAAGCTAAGATTTCGTCAGCAGTTGCAACTGTTTCAACTACCGGCTTTTCTTCAACAACCTCGGCGACTTCAACTGCTTCCAAAGAAACTAAGCACTCAGCGTGGAACTCGGCCATAGCCAATTTGTAAACCTCGATATTGTTTTTGATTTGGAAAGCAACACACCAAGCTTGTTTTTCAGATAACTCTCTGTCGTCGTTCAACCTTTTGGTTGCCGCGTCTTTTGTAAAATCGTTTGCGTTTTTCTCCACTAATTGAAGTAGAGTGTCAGCTAGACAAGTATCGAAGTAGATTTCGTTTTTGATTTCTTTAACGTCGTTTCTTTCTAAAAGTTCGATTGTTCTTTGGTTTTCAGATTTGAAGGTTGTAGTTTTCATAATTCCCAGATTCGTTAAAAGTTTGCCGTGTAAATCACTTCCTTAACTCTTGTACAAATATACAACTTAATTTGAGACTACCAAAAATAATTCTTAATATTTTTAAAATTATTTTAGATACTTCTTAATTTTGGCCTTTACGCTTTCCATTAAAGCGTCCTGTATATTGGTCTTCCCGTCGAGGTTCTTTACCACGGCCTCGTCCTCCGTGCCTCTGGCTATAAGGTGGCCGATGTTAACCGGGTACTTTCTCCCCTGCCTGTGCAGCCGTTTGTTAAACTGCTGGTATAGCTCTAAAGAGTCATTTAAGGAGAACCAAAGCGCAGAGCTGTAACCTTCCTGTAAATTAAGGCCGTGACCCCCAGAGGCGGGGTGCATCAACATAACTTGTAGCTTTCCCGCGTTCCAGTCCTTAATGTGCTGGTCGGTTGTCATCTTGATAGGCTTGTACTTTTTGAGGCTTAACATAAGCCTATCGAGTTCGTGCTTGTAGGTGTAGGCGATCAGCACGGGCTTGCCGTTTGCGGCCTCTATAAATTCCTCGGTGGCTTCAAGCTTCATGTCGTGGATCTCGTGGACGTTCTTGTCCTCGTCGTAGATTGCACCCCCGGCGAACTGCAGCAGCTTGTTACGTAAAGCGGCGGCGTTCATTGCTGTTATTTCTGTGTCGCCAAGGTCGCTGAACATTTCCAGAACCTTCTCCCGTTCGAAGTCGTTGTAACGCTTCATAAGCACGGGCGGGAAGTCGATATTAATAAAGGTGTCGATTCTCTCCGGTAATTCCAGATAGTCCTCAGATTTCATGCTAATACAAATGTCCTTAAGCTTGTCCTGTATAAGAGCCTCGGCATCTGGTCGCACGTCGTAACCGTGCCCGCTATATCTTAAGCTGAAATAATTCTGACGGTAAAAGGTTATCGACTGCCCTAGGCGTTTGCCCCTGTCAAGCAGCCACATTTGCGCCCACAAGTCAATCAGGCCGTTAGGCGCAGGCGTGCCCGTCAAGAGTACTATGCGGTGGAAACTCGCCTGTATCATCTTAAGCACCCCGAAGCGTTTAGACGCGTGATTTTTAAATGATGAGCTTTCATCGATAACAAGCATAACGCGCTTGCCTGGGAACAAGGCACCCCCAAATTGGCCGTAAAGCCAAGCGAGGTTATCACGCCCGACGGTGTAGATGTCGGCCTTAACCCTTAACGCCGCTTTGCGTTCCTTCTCGGTGCCTACGACCTTGGAGAGCGTTAGGCCCTTAAGGTGCTCCCACTTTTGCAGCTCGTCGCTCCACACAGACTCAGCCACACGCTTCGGGGCTATAACCACGACCACGTCCACGTCCAAGTCTTCGTGAACGAGGAATTTAATGGCGGTTAGGGTGCTTGCGCTTTTTCCCAAGCCCATATCGACCAGCACGGCACAATGGGGAGTGTTCACTATATGGTCAACTATTGTTAACTGATAATTGTGTAAGTCTTCTTTTTTCATATTATTTCGTTTAAGGCTATTTCGTAAGCTTTGGCCGCGTCAAGCTCGTTATTGAAGACGCCTAAATGTATTTGCTGGCTTTGTATCCAAATAGCCGCCCGCCATTTTCTGCCCGAACGAATAACGCCAACGTGAGGGCTGGCGCTAGGCAAATGTTTTTGATCGGCGTTTTTCCTTTGCGTAGTTATTTCTAAATTGCCTTTCATATTATTTTGTCGATTAAAGTCTTTGTGATTTACTACGCCTTTAAATTTGTCCACCACGTGACCCAGAAAGGCCACCGCTACTACTTGGTGTGTCCGGTGTCTTTTGTGTTTTCCGCTTATCCAAAAATTAACATTCAAATAACCGCCTTTATCTAGGTGGGGCTTTATGATACAGACCTTTATAGTTACGTAACCCGCTTTTGTTGGGTGCTTCATTTTACGGGCTAAGCCTTTTACCCGCCCTAAATCCGAAACCTCATAAAGATCTTCATAGCCCTTTACGGGTTCCCAAGCTTCCACGCATACGTCTGCATCGGGGTTAAGGTATTCTAAATTTTCTAAACTAAAATTTTCGTGATATAACATAAAAGTAAAAGCCCACAAATAAAGAGGTGGAAGGCTCTCGCATTGCAGGCAATTATAAAAAGTTTATAATACGGCTGCCACTCCGTTATAGCAAAGATACACTTTTTATTTCATAATAACATTATAAAGTCGTTAAGTGTTTCTGTTGAAGCAATAATCGTAACGGGGAAGCCTAACGCCTCTAACCGTCGGTGTATCAGTAATTGTATTAATGTCGGCTTTTTGCCCGTGGTCTTGACCTCAACGAAGTAAGCCCTCCCGCCGGGTAACAGACAAAGCCTGTCAGGTAATCCCGTTACGTGGGTCGATAAGAGCTTGATAGCCCAGCCGTCCAGTTCCTTGACTCGAGCGCACAAATTGCGCTCGAGTACTTTCTCTGACTCCTTAACCAAAATACAAGCAGTTTAAATACTTCCAATAGTCGTGCCCCTGCCTTGTTTTGTGGAAAATAAAAGAATTAAATAGCAAGTCTTGCTTAGACTGCTTGTGTTTTAAAAAAGCTAGGCCTCTATAGAATCTAATATTTTCTGTTGCCTGTAGTCTTTTTTGAAGCGGCAGGGTTTTAAGGTGTTCTTTAACTGTTTTCATAATATTAAAGTCTGTTAGTATAATTCATTTTACTCGGCACGATCCAAAAACTTTCCTGCTCTATCGTCGTGTCGCTTTGTACTAAAACGGCGGCGACTTCTCTCGTGTCTCTGCCTGTCTGCCGCACTATCTCGTAAAGGCTCAAGCCGTTGTGGGTGTAGTGACTCACGATTTCCTGCTCTTTGGTTATTTTATTTTCTTGCATAGTACTTTTGTTTACCATAAAAGCCAAAGTTTTTAGTCGTGCTTCTGAACTCCCAGCCTTCAAGGCTTTTCATAATGTCGTTTATCTCTCTGGTGTTGTATCGGCTCATATCCTCCTTGGCTTTGCCCAAACACTCGCACCATATTTCAGCCATACAAACAAACTGCCTCGGCTCGCCTTCGCTTGTGTCCTGAGATAGATAGTTCTGTCTTTCGTAAACGTCGCGCTCCTTCCAGTCTTTAGGTAGTTTGGCGTCAAGGTACTGTTCTACAAGCCCCAGACGTTCGTCAGTCTCTGAGTGGCTTGACCGTTCTACTTTGGCCAACTTGTCGGCCTCTTCGCTTAAGTACAAAGGTTCTCCGGCCTTGAACAGGCTTACGGCCTCGGCCCAAATTTGGTCACGCTCTTTCGGCAAATCCTGTATCACGTGTTTAAGCACGTCCGATACAACGACCTCGTTAGGCATAAAGCGGCGGTTACCCGTTGGATCATTAAAGATTTCCTTTTTGTTCGACGTAGGCCAAAAAGTAGTCTGTCTTTTAAGGGTCTCGGTCACCCGACCGTAAGCAGCCCTAAAGCTGTCTTCCTGTTTGGTAAGGAAATGTTTGACCGCTTCGGCGTCTGCCTTTCTGAAACCGGATAACTCGGCTATCTCCATAAGCCAAACGCCTTGTATCTGCTCGAAAGCTTCTTTTCCGTGAACCGTCATAAAGGTATCAGAGTACCAATCGCCACCAAGGATCTTGATAAAGGAACTTTTAAAACATCCCTGAGGCCCGACAATAACCATGGACAAATCAAACTTAATACCAGGTACAAAGATACGAGCCACGGATCCCACAAGCATTTTCCTTATGGCTTCTCTAGTATAGGCGTTATCCGGCGTGCCGAAGTAGTCCACAAGCAACTTGTCCACTCGTTCCACGCCGTCCCACTTCAAGGCTTTAAGGTAATCTTTTACGGGGTGGTAAGATTGTTTTTGAAACTCCAAGGCTATGGAGTCGTCTATTTTCATAACTCCGGTAATACCGTAGATGCTTTCGATATAGTTTCTTATGCCTGCG